ATCTTTTCTTCGCTGGTGGTCACCACCCCCTTGGCCGCGCTACTGAGCCAGCCCAGGAGCTCAAACAGCACCGGTGACGGTGGATTGAACGGCATCGGCATCGCGATCTTGCGGATGTCGTCAACGCCCGGCCCGCCCTCAATCTCGGCGACCTGGGTGACCTCGACCTGCTGGGTCTGGCCCGAGAGCTTGGCGCCCTTGAGCTTGAGCATTGTCGCGGCGTTGTTGATGTGCGCCGAGTCGAGCAGCGCGCGCAGGGCGCCGGTGAGCGCCGCCGACAGTCCGCCAATCAGGTGGGGCAGGCCGATCGCAAACGCACCACGCCAGGGGATGAACTTGAACTCGACAATCCAGTCGAGCTTGGTCATCGTGTTGTCGCCGTCCTCCCAGTTACGGTACAGGCCGATCACTTTGCTGGACTGCTCGTCCACCATCATGATGTACGGGGCCATCTCACCGTCGCTGTGCTTGTCGTCGTCGAATTCGAGGTAGGTGTAGATGTGGAAGACCTTGCGCAGGCCGTCCTCGTTGTCCTGGAACGCCTTGCCCTCGATCTTGTCGTTGGCCTTCTGCGCCTTCGTCTGCTCGGGCTCGATGGACGACGTGAACGAGAACCCGTCGATGTACATGCCGGTGCTGACACGCCGCTTGTACTCCCACTCGGTGATCTCGTGGACCTCAGCAGCGCGTTGCGCCGTGTAGAAGTTGGACGCCGCAAACGGCAGGATGACCCGGTCGATCGGCAGGAACTCGATCATCGGGCGTTTCTGCTGCTCGTCGTACCAGACCTTGATGTACTGCGAGCCGCCCAGCGGGAGCTGGGTGAGCATCTGCTCCTGCTCGTCCCGGAACTCCTCGATCTGCTCGGTGATCTGCCAATTCAGGAAGTCACGCTTGCGCTCGGCGCGCTGCTGCTTCAGGTCATCGACGTCGCCGATGATCTTGGTTCGCACGGGACCATCAGGCGGAAACATCTCTTTGATGGCGCGTGAAGCGAAGTCCACGCAGCCCTCGGCCATGATCGGGTGAACCGCGCGGCTGGCGCCCATAAAGTTGGCACCACCGGGTGCGTCCTTTCCCAGGCCAGTACGCCGAATTCCCTCCTCGTACTGCTTGTCCCGGTCCTCACGCGCATTCTTGTCTTTCTCCAGCAAGTCGATGTAGCGCATGGCGATACGGTCGAGCTCGTAGGTCTCCATCGTCTCGGCCATGTTGGCGTAGAAGTCGCGCGACTCCTCGGGGCCGACTGTCTCCATAGCGACAACAGCCGAGCCGTCGGGCATCTCCAGTATGTCCGCGGTTTCATCCGGCAGGTCTACGTCCACCGACCCGTCGTCATTCTCGTCCAGGTCTTCGTCGCGGGTATCTCTGTTCATACTATGCCTTCGAGTTTGAGCGTCGTGCACTCAGGGCCTGCCGCATTTGCTCGGTCGATGGCGGGAGTGTAACTCCGCCACCATGTGCGTAGGTTTCACGCTTACCGTACTTGGGTTTCTTCGCCAGTACCAGCGGGCCGATCTGCACAACGTGTTCGGAATGAGTCACCGGTTGCATGGTCTTGCGGTCGTAGAAGAACCCGTGCCGGCGGGGGTCCATACCCACCTGAGCCCAATCGGGGTGATGCAGGTGCTCCTGCATGAGCTTGACGGCCTCGTTTTCACTCATGTGGTGGAGCTCGCCCTTGATGCGCGCAAACGGCGACTTGCTCTGTTCACCGGTGGCGACCCTCTCCGCTTTTGATGGCTTGGCGTCGAACACGGCATTCTTGACCGACGACACCGGGGCGTAGGACGTGTTGAACTTGTTGTCTCCCGTGCCTTCTTCGTCGTGAATTGAGTTGACCCATACCCCGTGGTGCTCGTAGGCAGGGATGTCCAAGCGCATGCCAATCTTGCGACCCGCAGGCCACTGTTCTGCGCCGCGCCAATGGGCTTTTTTGTTCTCCATCAACGCACGCGCCGCGTCTTTGTCGCTGGCCGGTTGCGGCACGAAGTCGTAGGGCTTGACCGGCTTGTGGTTCGCCACGATGCGGTCGTACTCGGCGTGATCAATGACCCCCGCGCGCAACGCCTTCACCGCGGTTTCCATCTCGGGGATTTTGCGTTTGACACCACCACCATCGGCCATCTTGCGCATTGGCTCGGGGTGGTATCCCCATTCGTGGATTGAATCAGCGTTCGTGTACAGATGTTTGGCCGGCACGCGCTTTCTGGCGATGTGATACCCCTCGCCCAGACCTTCGCCGTGTTCCTTAGCGTATTCCCTCGACGGTGTGACCCAATCGCCCGGGCGAATCATGTGCGCCGTTGGTTCGGAGGTCTTCATCGCCGCTTTGTACACGTCCTTGGGCACCGCACGGTGCACCCACACCATCTTGTCGGGATTGCCCTTCGCCTCAGCCACCGTGTTGTAGGACGCACGGTCGTAGGGTTGGTGCGTGTTGGCGTAGTACTCAAACCCCCTGGGGCCGTAGAAGTCAGTGGGGTAGACGCCGGTTGTGTCGTGCATCGGTTTGCCAGACTCAGGACCGGGGGCGGCGTGCTCGCCACGGTAGTCGGTATCGTCTACCGCGCCGCCTTTTGCCATCTTGCGTATTGGCCCAAGCGCCGCCAGCGCCTGACCTTGCGGCGTCATTGACAGGATGTTGCTGCCGGTAGGCTTCTGCTTGGGCGGCGGGATGTTCGGCGGCTCCAGGCCGGCAGGCTTGCCCGTGGGCATCCCTGGCTGGTTCCTGGGCAGCGGCGGTGGCATACCCGGCATGCCCGGGCCAGGGCCGCCTGGGGGCATCCCAGGGCCTCCTGGGGGCATTCCCGGCATCCCTGGCATGGTAGGGCCACCAGGGCCAGCGGGCACCGCCTGCGAGAGCTGCTGCCCGGGCATCTCGGGCTGGAAGTCAACGCCACCAGAGGGCAGGCCGATGCCGTCCCTCGGGCCCGGCGGGATGTACTGCTTGACCTTCATGTTCGGCGCCTCGTCCGCGCCGATGTTCCTGACGTTGGGGCCCTTCTTGGCCAACGTGGTGTGCGCCAACATCTCGTCCATGGAGACTGGCGCAACCTTGCCGCCCTTGGCGTACTTCCCTCGTTTCAACATGCGATCGCGTTCCATCAAGTACTTGCCGTACTCGTCGAGCGTTTGATTGTTAAGCATTTGCGATACGCCTTCATTGCGTTTCTCTAGGGCCCCGAGCGCCATGTTGCGTATGTCACCCTTTTTACCCGCAAATTCTTTGCTCAGATTCGCCATGTGTTGCTTAAACAGTACTTCCGCCGGGAAACTGGAGCCCAGTGTGCCCAGGTACTGCCCCGAGAAGTTGGTGTCGTACGCCTTATTCTTTGATGGGGTTAGCGTCATATGGTCGGGATCGCTACCGATGACGGTATTACCTATGTACCCTTTGGGCACACCACGCAACGCGGGGTCGGTGATGGCGCTGACAATATCTTCAATATTAAAACCCAACGCCTTTTGGTTTTCTTTCAAGTAACCCAGACGATCAGTAATTGCTTTGCGCAACTCACCCGCTGTTGTGTCTAAACCCTCACCAGTGTGGATTTGTTGATAGAATTTTGGGTCGGTAAGCCCTACAAATTTAGTAAAAGGTTGTATCAACTTTCCATTTTTGGGAATCTTATGCTGACTAATCTGCTGGTTCATGCGATCAATTTCGCTTTGCGGCAATTTTGCCATCCGCACAAAATGATGCAAGATCTCTGTGGGCGTCATGCTGAAGTCTTCAGCGTGCGGCCCCATGGTGACAGGTAAGTGCAGCACGCTGCCAGTGCCGCCCGCTCGTTCGTTCTCCATCCGGGCAATAGACTCCCGAGTGGCAATGCGTTTTGCTATGGCCTCGTTAGATGCGCCGGCTATCCCTTGCGCAATGTGCTCAAGGTCACGGGCGTAGTCCTGCCCTCCGTGCGTCACGACAGGCTTTGGCAGCTTGCGCCCCGAAATGCTGCGCACCTCGACATTGCGGCTTGTGCTGTCCCACGGGAGCATCATGACGCTCGCGCCTTTGTGCTGCTCCAGGTCCACCGGGGTCTTAGGCGCAAGACCTGTGGCTTCCGTTATGCCGTACCTGTTACCAACCGCTGCGTTTGGTTTCAACGGCGTGTTCTCTAAGTACCCTGCCGGTTGACCCCGCGCGAGCTTGCGCCGCATCTTCTCAACGCTACCGCCATCGCCGTACCCCAGCATGGCCTTGGTCAGGTCCTTGTGCGTGGTCTGTGTGCCGCCGCGCTGATCCCAGACGTCATGGTGGATCAGGTGCTGCTCGTAGGGCTTGAGCTCGTTGGGGATGTTGTACCCCAGGGCTTCTTGGCGCGCGATCAGCCGGTCCACCGCCTCCTGGCCGCCCAGGCCCTTACCGCGCGACATCATCCCCTCGGGCGTCTTGGTCGGGTGCGACAGCGAGTGCAAGTTGAGCTGGCGGGCGTCCAGCGTGGGCAGGTCACCACGGCCCAGCAGCGAGCCGATGAACCCGGACTTGGCACTAGCGATGCCCTTGATGCCGCCAGCGAACTTGCGGTAGTCTGCCTTTGAGCCGGTGATCGCCTTGTTCAACCTCTCGCTCAACGACGGAGCGTTCTGCGTCGCGTACTGCATGGCCTCCACCTGGGCGTTCTGCTTGCCGAACGGTGCGAACTTTTCGCGCAGGTCCGCTAGGGCTTCCGGGTGGTCCTCGCCGCGCATCGACGCTTCCAGGTACTTCTGCCCCATGGGTGAGCCCAACCACTCGGCGAACGCGCCTTCAGGCCGCACCTCGCCGCCCGTGTTGGGCAGCTTCATGCCGCGCTTGGTAGCCGTTGCGTGCGACAGCCCGCCGCGCCCAATGCTGCTCTGCGTGATCGTGTACGCCTTGACAAAATCGCGCGGCGTCAGCTCCCCGGACTGCGCCTTGGCGTTCATCTCACGCATGTAGTCGGCGTAGGGTCCGACGTGCTCGGGCAGCTCGCGCCGGGCTGACAGCTCCTGGCGGATGCGCTCCATCGGGTGCCAGATCCATTCGTCAATCTTGCTGGTCTTGGGGTCCTGGTACGGGGGCTGCTTGCCTTCTTTGAGCTTGACGGGTGCCACAGCGCCTCCTTGGGCCTTGTTTATGTCGTAGTCCTCGGTGTCGTACGTGCCACGGTTGCCGATCGCTGACTTGATCGCGCCCGGGTTGTACACGCCCAGATTCTTGACGCCGCCTTCCTTGACCCAGAACGAGTCGTGGCCCAGGGCGCGGATGGCTTGCTGGACCGGCTTGGACTCGATTGTTTGCCAGTTTGCGTCGTCACGCTTCCAGCCGCGCATGGCTGTGTCGAAGTCGTCTATGTGCTGGGTGTGGCCCAGCTTGTGCAGCATCGTACGCACCGCGTGGACGTGCTTGGGGTTCTCGTAGTCAAACGGCTTCTTGGCCTGCACGTGCACCGGCATGATGTTCTGCGCGCTGGGCAGTTGCTCGGCCAGTTTGTTTACGTAGAGCGTCTGCGTGTACGGTTTCGCGTTGGGTGAACCAATCAGCCCTATTTCGCGCTCATAGTCTTTAGTTCTCTGTTGTTTTATTAACGGGTCGTCGATCCAGCCAACAATTCCGGCCATGTGTTCGGTCAACTCTTTTGCGGTCAAGTCTTTTGCCCGCTGAATCTGTTCACTAGTCAAAATCTTGTTGATATTGCGCTTCATCCAGTTTTCGCTCAGGTCGGCGAAGTCGTGCGCAAACTTAGGGTCGGGCGTCACGAACGACGCGCCGGCCTGCTTGGGCTTGAACTGGCGGATGTCCTGGCCGGTGCCGTGGTACATGCGCTGCTTGACCGCGCTGGGCTCCAGGAACGCCTGCCGGCCCTTCTCGCGCAGCTCGGCGCTCATCTGCTCAATGCTGGGTGCCTTAGCCATGGTGCGTTCCTACTGGTCGTACGGGTTGCCCCGTCGCTTGTTGCTCGTCTTGTCGGCGTCCGCGTAGTCGTCCTCGTCCAGCCACTCCTTGGGGTAGTCGATCGTCAGCCAGCCGGCGTCGCGCAGGTAGCGCAGGCCCTGGCTCATCGCGTCCACGAAGTCGTCGTGCGCCGTGCCCTCGGGAAACGAGCAGATCTGGCTGATCATGCCCTCGGCCCAGTCACGCACGAACCCGCGCTTGTTGCTGCTCTCGGGCACCCAGACACGCCCGGCTTTGATGATGTTCGACACGATCGACAGGCGCTGGATCTTGTCGGCCCGGCCCGGATTGTAGGCCTGCACTGGCACGCCAGCGCGCTGCAGGTCCTGGATCAGGCTGATGCCGGCGCTCTTGTCCTCCACCAGCAGCAGGTCGACGCGCTTCTTGTTCTTGCCCTCGCCGTAGACCGTCTCGTACTCGTCGAGCACCTTGGGTCGCAGGTCCGGGTACTGCAGGTGCTCCTGCCAGCAGTCCACCACCAGCGCGCACATGCCGCCGTCCTCGGGCTTGAATATGCCGATCGTGATGTGCGCCGTCGGGTCGTTGATGGTCTTCTCGCTCGTCGCGCAGTCCAGGCTCTGCAGCACGAACTCGAACTTGGGCAGGGGCTTGGCCGCTGGCCAGAGCTTGAACCAGTCCCGCTTGACAATGCCGCCCTCTTCCGGGTCGATGATCTCGGCGTGGATCTCCTGGCGGCCCAGCTTCGTGCCCTCGTATTGCAGGATCTGCTTCTGGAACGATGGCGCGAGGTTCTTGATGTTGGCGTACGTCGACGCGCGCGTGACCGCCACGTCGTCGCCGTCTCGATCGATCAGCGCCATCACCACGTCCTTGGGCTTGGGCGTGGTCGACGCGATCAGCTTGGTGTGGGTGCCCAGGCGGATGCCGAACTGGATCATGTCCCAGCTCTCCTGCAGGTACTCCCAGGCCGCGAGCTCGTCGAGCCAGCCGCCGTGGAACTGCGGGCCGCGGAACCGCTCGGGCTCCGACGCCGGTATGCCCTTGATCAGCGCGCCGTTGGTCAGCGTGAGCTCGTGCAGCGTCGAGTTGTACTTGGCCACCAGCACCGGCGGGATGACCGCCAGCAGGCCGCTGTCGCCCTCGTAGCACGTGCTGCGCAGGTCGGAGCTGGTGGGCGCCGACACCAACCAGCGGGTGTTGGGCTGCTCCCAAGCCCACCAGCCCAGGGTCTCGGCGGCTGCCCGGGTCTTGCCGGCGCCGCGCCCGGCGCACATCAGCCAGATGCTCCACCAGTTGCCCGGCGGCTCGATCTGATGCTTGTGGGCTCGCATCAGCCAGCGCGCGCGCCAGTCGAACGCTGCCCGCTGCGCCGCGGGGAGCTGCGAGTACTGCTTGAGGACCGCCGGGTCTTCGAGCAGCTCCAGCATTACGCGGCGCCCTTAATTTTTTCCAGCGAGCGCAAGCCACCGAGCCCGAGCATGCCGAGCATGAGCTCCCAGAGGTTGTTGTCGATGCCCGGCAGCGCCGGCCATGCGTGCCCGGTCACAATGCCGGCCCACTGCAGCAGGGGCCGCGCGATGTACTGGCAGGCCAGCGCCGCAGCGCAGACCCAACCGATCGCCGGGCGCCAGCCGCTGGTGAACGCGCTCGGGCTGGCCGCCTCGGCCCTGTTGGTGTCGAGCTGGCCTTGGACGATCGCCACCGCCGCGGCGAGCTGCGCCGCCTCGGCTGCGCTCTTGTCCGGCCAGATCTTGTTGATC